GCCCTGTTGCTCTATGGCACGCTGCTGTGCACCGCCTGTTTGCTGTGCGGCTAACGCACGAAGGCCGTAGTCTTGCTCACGACCAAATAAGTCAGCCGCCTTGTCATAGGCTTGTGAGTAACCTTGACCTGTTATGCCTGCTAGCCTATCCAGAAGACCACGTTGCAGCTCTGCTTCGGCCACACCTTGGCGTGAACCACCATAAGCACCCGCTTTAGCATACTGGCTTTGTAATGCTTGCTGTGCAATATCAGCCTGTCTTTGTGCTGCGGCATACTGCGGTTCAAGCGCAGCTTGCAAGTATGGGTTCATGTACTGTTGAACAGGGCTTTGTGTCTGCATTTGTTGTGCTGCTTGCATAGCTACAGGGTCAGCGTCTGCCCCTAGCCCTCCAGATTCAGCAAACTGTAAAGGAGTCATCCCCGCATACGGCTGTGGTGTTTCACCACCCGTAATCTGTTCCGGGCTAAGCGGCTGGTAGGCTGCACCTGTAAAAGACCCTGCGGCACTAGCACCGGGTAGAGCAAGAGAACCAAGTCCACCAAACGATTGCTGTTGCAACTGAGAAGGCCCAGCCGTAAGAGGGCCGGTGTAAGCTTGGTACGGTGTAGAAGCAAGGGCTTGACCCTTACCTAACATCTCAGTCACATACGGCGCAGCGTACGGGGATAATGATTCCGTTTGTGCCGCTAATTGACCTGCTGGATCAGACATTTCTATTCTCCTAAGCTGGCATCATCTTGGTAGGGTTGATTTCTGGGCCTTGTTTGGTAGTCCCAGTACGTTCGTCTCGCACCCTATCCATCATTGAATATAATTGTTTTGCCCCTGCGTCTGAGTTGCCATTGCCTAAGTGACTAACTACATCAGCAGGTATTACAAATTCACCGTCACTTAACGCTGCGGGTTGTGCTCCGTCTATTGTAGCAGGTACAAGGTCAGCCATCCCGTCAGTCGGGCCACCTAAATAATAGCCTTGTCCTTGGGCCATACCGCCTGCTGCGAACCCCAACCCCTCCATACCTATAAGCCCCACTAACTCTAAGAGAGTATCAACGTCAATATCTGCGTCTTCACTTGGGGCTGTTGTATAAGAGATAGCATCCATTGGAGCTGCACTTGCTGAAGGCACGCTTTGTGGGGATATTAAATCCCTTTGGTACGTATACTGCGGTATCTGTATAGCGTTAGGGTCTAAAGCTGAACCCCCTAGGGCTGTCCCAGTAGGAGTAAACACCCCGTCTGTAAAATACCTTCGGCCATATTCACCGGGTCTTCTAGTAGCCATCTCAACGGCATCTGGGTTATTCACATCGCCGCCTTCTGCATACAAATACAAATCTTTCATAGTTTCATCTTCTTGTGTAGTTACAAAAGGTTGATCTAAACCCCTAGCAAAATCATACAAATAATCTATGTCTACAAGTTCACCGGGTTCTTCCCGCACCGTTGTAACGCTGGGAGGTAATGTAAACGTGCCTCCGCCTCCGCCAGTAGGGGGTGGAGGTTCCGGTGGGGGTGTAGTCTCCTTCAGAGGGGGAGGAGTAAGTTTTTCCGGTGGTACATAAGGAGGTTCTTCCGGTGGTTCTTCCGGTGGTTTTTCCGGTGGTACATAAGGAGGTTCTTCACCGCCGGTGAGTATGGTTTTAATTATTTCTTCGTCGTCATCATCGTCGTCATCGTCGTCGCCAGTTGGCATTAAGAGTCCGGGGCCAACTTTTGTAATAATGTCCCCTGCGCCATCGAACTTAGTGCTTTTAGTCGTTGTGCCTGTGGGTAATTGAGGGCCAATAGCTGGGCCTTCGTCTACAGTAATTGTTTCTCCATTAGGGTCAGTGGTTTTTACAACGTCTGGATCACCACCACTATCGACAGTATTATTCCCACTGCTATTGCTATCTCCATTAGGGTCTCCTATTTTTTTGTCGCCACTTAAATCAACACCAAATAAATCAGTACCCTCGGTGTCTTCTCCAGCCATTGTTGTTGCAGCTACTGTAGCCTGTCCTACTTTGTTAATAGCATCAGTTATCTGCCCCATGTCAGCGCCAGCGGGTAAACCCAACGCGTCTCTGGCAGCTTCTTGTATAACTACAGTGCTTATTTCTCCGAGATCAGGCACGCCCGCCTGTCCTGTTACTGTTTGAACACCCCTATTAATTATGGCGTCAAGCCAAGGCAGTCCTGTAGTTACACCAGTTTGAGTGCCGGAAGGAGTTGTACCTGTATAAATAACAGGAGAGCCGCTCGTTTGCCCCCATACCACAGTTGCACCGGGTTTAGGATTACCTATTACTTTAGTAGGAGAAGGGAGTCCAAGGCTCTGAAATACTTTATCTATTACTTTACCCGCTGCTGTCCCAGCCTGCTGCACTAAATTAGGGTCAGCGGCGGTAGTGGAGGTAGGTATAGTTGAAAATGTGGATGAGTCGTCTGTCCCACCTAGCGTAGCAGTATCCGCACCTACCGTACTACCGAGCATCTCTTCTGCTGTTGGCTCAGGCAAAGGCTGTCCAGTTGGGCCGTATCCAGCTTCTGCTAGTGCTGTATCCACAGCATCTCTAGGTATACCCAACATTTGAGTAACAACGTCTGAGCTGAAACCAGACTCTCTTAAAAACTCCGCAGTTACATCGGCTTGTTGTTCTGGGGGTACAAGTTCCTGTATCTGAGACAAAACCATATAGGCGTTATCAGCCAATGCTTCGTCCCGCACAAACATACCTTCTGTGTCGGTGGGTTGTTGGAGCTGATATAGGATGTCATCAAGCAAGTTATCAAAGGCAGGGTCATTCCCCTTGTAACCTTGGCGTGTATAAGTGCTTGTAGTCCCATCAAAAACTGTTTGAGTCATATCTCACCTACGGCGTCGGCAGTGTTTCAGGCAGTGCTGAAACAAGAACTACGGTTACTAGAGTAGACGGTACGGCAGGGCGGGGACTTGAAGCCGCCATATAATCTATTGTTATGCCTGTATCGTCTGTTGCCCACATAAGTTCTATGTACTGCCCTGCTGTTATATCTATGGTAAAACTGTATTCAAAATCATCTACGCCGCCAGAACCTGCTATGACGTGCATCCTGCCAGTGTTCGCTATGTCTACTCCACTTCTTCGTACCCAGAAGGACAACTCCTTAGAGTTAGCGTTGGTACTAGTTAACTCTACCGAAAGCTCAAAGTTGTAAACCCCTGAATGTATTGGAGTTATTCTTGTCTTTGGGGTGCCTGTTACACTTATGGCTTCCCCTAGATACGTATTCTCAAACTGCAACGCATACGCTGTATCAGGCGAAGCAGCGTTCTGATCTACCGTAGAAAAGAACTTACCGTTCGGGGACTCTATAAACTGTCCGCCATATTCCCCGGTTAACAAGTTTACATTATTAGCTAACCTATTGAAAAACAAACGCAAAATATTATTCAGGTCATCTAAGTATGTCCGCAGAATATTCGTTTCAGGTGGTATCGGCAGGGCGGGAGCTTCTACCTTATTTATACTATCCCGCGATGCCACTAGCCCCTCCTACCGTCAGGCCGCATATCCATCCTAGGTGCGCCTAGTTTCCACGTTACTCCTGCTGCTGTAGACTCAATCTTAATCGACATCTGCCTACCCCGTACCCGTATAAAGACCTGCCCGGTAAACTCCTCTACAGGCACTGTGGCTGTTCTAGTAACAGTAGCGTTGCTGTTTCCACCCACAGAAGCTGGGTTATACCGCCCAGAACCCGAGTCTTTCAAAGGGTTTAGAGTCATCGTAGCTGCTGGAGCACCAGTTGTAGAACCCTCAAAGGTCATGTCTGGCAACATCTTGTTAACCAGCATAAACCGATCCCCGTCATCCAGATCAAACTGCGTCGAGGTTATACTAGCCGGTATGGCCGCAGGGACGCCTGTCTCGTTGTCGTCCACGCCTTTTTCATGGTTGACTAGTTTGTTGGTAAAAGTAGCAGCTATAGGAAAGTCACGTAGGTCAGAGTCAAGCCATGCAGATCGTGCCAGATTACCGTAGTACCAGATGTTTTGTACGTAGTTATACACCACGTAGCGGTCATTCTGAGTAGCGCCCGCAGAACAATAAAACCACCATATTTCGTCAAACTGCTCGTTGGAGCCGCAGATTACTTGGTCAGCTTGGCCTTGGTTAAAGTCATCAAATATATAGCTACGCAACTCGCAAGGTAGTGTCTTAACAGTACCATCGTAGTAGTAAAACTTGTTTATACCCATCCAGTAGGCAATGTTGTTTGAGTACACAGCCGAATTCGGCCCAGCTATGGTAATGTTTGAGCCAAGGAGCTGCGCTCCCCATACCTCTGGAGCACCTAGATACTGTAGGCCGTACAGGGCTGCATCTGACCAGACCAACACTTCTTGGCGTGCTTGGATAGCGTCTACGATTTCTGTACCTTCTGACAGACGTAAACTGCCTGCTTGGTTAGTAGCCGCAGGTGTCCAGTTAGCTGCGTCTTCTTGGTCTGACCACCGGATGAGCATTGGGTCAAGCGTAGAACCACCCAAATCGTTTGCCCCAAAACAGAACGCAAAGCGGAATATGTCAGATACAAACGCTAGATTTACTACAGTAGGTACACCAGACGCACCTCCCAAAGAACTTACAGCAACAGCGCGTGTATTAACCCCGTTGCTTGCGTCCCAGTAGTATGGTGCCCCGCCCCTGTGGGCAAAGAATAAGTCCTCACCGAAGTTAGACTGACTCCAGATACGCATAGGGGCCA